CTGATGCCGTGCTGGTGCCGGGTAGTGTTGCGCTGGTGTTGCGGATATAGATGGCCAAGGCATCAATGTCTGACTCGCCAACAATGGTGGCCCCTCCCACGCCGTATCGGATAGCGTAGACGCTCAGTCCCGACTCAGAGCCAATTGATGCTTGGGCGTACTGCACGCGATTGGATGATGCCGATACAACACTTTCAGCGTCAATAGACGCCGATGCGTCGTATATCGCACCAGCCTCTGCAAGAGACGAGAATGGTGCCTGCGATATTGCTGAATAACCGAGCATTTTTATGTGGGCTGTGTTTCGTCAAGGACATCATCCGGCTGACTTTGTGCCGCTTGCTCTGCTTCAGTCTTGGCCAATTGCCATGCGGCCAATGCTGACTGGTATGGCTCCATTGATTCAATCAATCGATTTTCAACCATGCGGCCACGCGCATCTTTGATCTCAACCTCACCATCGGCCCCGTACCACTGCAATGCGTGGATGTCAGAAGCCATGAAGGATAAGTCGAGTCCGCCATATCCCTCGCCGTCAACCGACACAAAGCCGTCTGATGGAATGATTGTCGCTCGCATGTTTATTCTCCAATCGCTTTACGCGCTGCGTGAGCCAGAATCTGCTGGCTGGACTCGTTGGCCTTGACCATCTCGTTGCGGAAGCTCTCAACCGCCGCGCCTGTTTGTCTGCTCATCTGGGCGTTCTCAATCAACAAGATTGGCATCCAAGCCATGGAGCAGCCCCACTCGTCAGTGTCTTGTCCGGTGTTTGGATTGGTGCCGCGAATCTTCAGGAACCACGCACAGTCAAGCTGCTTGCACGGCTCAAAGCTGTTGAGCGGACATTGGTTTTTTGGTTCGATCTTCATGCTCAGTCTTTCGTGGCGATGATGAGATCAACGTAAGACACGGCAAGATCAATCGCTGTTCCTGTGAAGCTGTGATTATGAGAATTGCTTGATCCAGCATTGGTGATGGTTGTCGCCAAATCAAAACTTATAGAACCCCCTACGTTGGGGTTTCTTACAGTGAAGCCAGACCCAGACGCCCCTGTTGCGTTGTTGTACCTAAACAAAGCGGTAGAGCCTGAGTGTGTGTGCGTTGGCATTTGCGCAGATGTAAGTGTTGTATCCCCTACAGACCCACTCACAGCCTGCGAAGCAAACGCTGTAGTGAATGCCACCGACCCGCCAGAACCAACCGTGCCGGATACCACGCGCAAAGCCTTGTTGTCGTGGGTGGTGTCTTTTGTCCAACCAGTTGGGGCGGCAGTTTGCTGGAACAACATCTTGGTGCCAGACGCAAATACGTTGTTCACAGAGTTGTTGGCCTCTCTGTAAATCGACTTTGATGACGGGTAGGTCACAAATACGTCTTTGCCTCCAGCGCCAAAGTTGACAGCGGAGCCACTATTGCTTGAGTCGAGCACGGCGTCACGCGACAGCGTTGTGCCGGACGATGTGTATGTGCCAAGACCAACCTCCCAGTCCCCGGTCCCAGAGTCAACAATTGCGTAGTAGGTCGTGTTTCCATCACCAATAACGGCAAACGACTGGAAACCAACAGCCGCACCACCAAGGGTCAGCGTGCCGGTGCCAGTCGTTGTGGAAGACTCTTTGACCCTATCCTTCAAAACCAAGGGCATGAGAGCCTCCTATTAAGTCAACGTGATGTCCAAATCGCCAGCAGGGATACGCAACACGTCGCCGTCGTTGATAGTGCGGGATGTCGTCAACTGCGCCCAGCCCAGCATGTTGCCGGAGGTGCTGGCGTCGAAAATAGCAATGTTGGTAATCGTGCCCCAGTTCCCACCAGAGGCTGGGTCAAACTCAATGGCTGCGCTGTTGGTGCAGTTGGTTGGCGAGGTGCCGGACACACTCATTGTTCCGGTTGCCTTTCGAGCGTAGCCGCTGCCAGAAACCTCAGTGCCACCACCGGAGTCACTTGGGGCTGCGGTAAACAGACCAACATACCAAGCGGTTGGACGGGTGGCCGAGTTGGTTGTAAACAACCAGTTCAAGACCAAGTTTTCTGTGTAGTCGGAAAAAGAACTCATCATCGTGCTCCAAAAGGTTTGACTCGCGCCCGGATCAGACCACTGGCGCTTGCGCTTTGGTCTGCGAATTTGATTGATTCAATGGCCGTATTGTAAAGAGTCCCCCACACAGCAACACGCTCATCATCCTTCAAATACGGCGCGGCTTGCATCAGCGAGCCGTATAGATACGCGTCAGGAGACGACGCCAGCAGCCAGTTGGTGGTCACGCTGTCGGACAGCTTGGGCAGCTTGGCAAAGTACATCAGCTCTGCTGTGTAGGTCGCATCAGGCGTTGGCGAGACACGAATCTGGCCACCCACAATGGTGAAGTATTTGGGGATGCCGGGTGCGTTGGCGTACAACTGGTCCCGGTCGTCCATCTGCTCAGGCGTCAAGAACTCAACCGGCTGGATGGGGTTGGAGCTGGTGATCTTGAAGGTCTTGGCCTCCAAGAAGTCAGCAGGCACCGCGCTGTATTGCGTGTCAACCGAGGCCGTGGCCCGTGCGATCATCTGACGCACGCGCAGTGGCCGCTCCATCTGGGACTCTGCCAGCTCAATGAACGTGGGGATCACCGCGGTCAAGTCTGAGCGGTTCAGAAAATCAGCGATGTTGCTCTTGAGCTGCGTGTAGTTCATTTCATTCCCTGCCAATCAGTGTGTGCTCGTGCTTGTACTCAAACGTGCCGATGTGATGGACCTCTTTGGACAGGTCTTGATCAATCAGCGTCTTGAAGCCGTTTTCGGAAGCACGGCGGCAAAACCAAACGTCCTCGCCGATGTAGTCCTCAGCGGCTGGCACCCACGGGATGGCAAACCAAGGGAACTCCATCTTCTTGTAGACCTCTGCCTTCACGAGCATCACGCCCATGCCGCAGTAGTCCACCTCGACCAAGCCGGTCGAGTCCTGCTCAGTATAAACGCGCAGCACCTTCTTGGCGTCCTCGTCCACGGAGTTCTTGCGCACGGCAATCGGCTCAGTCGGGAACCGACGCTTGGCGTAGTTCGCGCAGACGATTGGCTCGTCACGGTCCAGCAAACGGATCAGCGCGTCCTTGGGGAACCTCATGTCACTGTCGAGCCACAGGGTGTGGGTGCAGCCAGCATCAATCGCATCTCGCGCCAAGTCTTGGCGCTGTGACGAGAGCAGGGTGCCCGAGCTGGTGTAGATCACCACGCGGTTCTCTGTGGTGCCGATGGTGTAGCCCACCAGCCTTGCGAGGTCAAAGGCAAAGCCCGAGTTGACGAAGTCGCGGGTGGGTACGAGGATTCCAATGATGTTTGACATTAAACGCGTCCGGGTCGAGTTCTAAAAAATCTGTTTTCTGGGTCGTTGAGCCAAGCCTTCATGCGTGCCGGGTCGTCAGCGATACCTTTTGCTTTCAAGTCGTAGTACAGCGCCATCGGGATGGATGCCACTCTGTGCATATCCCCCTGCCAGCCTGCACGCTCATCAACTTGGTTGTACTGAGCCTTGTTTTCTTCCACGATGCCAGTGGCGTCAATGACCGTTTCAATGACCGCCTCATCGGTGTCGCCGTTGTAGTGCCAAATCTTTTTGGCACCCGTCAATGGATCGACGTCAAATAGTTTGGAGTGCATATAAAAAATGGGGGGTGATTAGCCCCCCATTGATTCCATTACTGGATGGTGCTGTTCAAGTCGTAAACAGCGCCGTGGGCTTTTTCGTTGTTCACTTTCAAGCCCCACTCGACCAACAACATGCGCTTCTCAGCGTCGCCGGTCTTGGCCAATTCCGTGGTCTGGAATGGGCGCAGATAGGCGATGGAAGCGTACTCGGTGTCCAACACGAACACGTCACGCTCACGCTGGAAGCGGTTGGGGACGATGCTCACGTTGCCGAAGTCGCTCACGTACACATCGGCAGCGCCGATGATGGTGGAGGGCTTGGCACCTTGTGCGTTGAAACGCTGTGCGGCGATACCAGCCATCTTGGACAGGTTCTGCTTGTTGACAGGACCGGCCATCACGACGGAGGGCTTGCCACCTTGCGTCCACACCTTCTGGATCACGTCCTTCAGCAAGACTTCGCTGAACGAGCGCAGGTCACCAGCGGTTGCATCGGTGCGAGCAGCCGTGGGGATGGAGGTGTACGAAGGATCGCCACCGCCAGTGCCTTCGTTGGTGTTGGTCTTCAAGAAGGCCTGCAGGGCACCAGTCTTGCGAGCGTTGGAGGTGTCGCCAGCGGCGGCACCTTGGTTGGCCAGCATGGTGGTCTCCATGTCGCGCTTCAACTCGGCAGACTTCTTGGCCATCTGGTAAGACAGTTCGCTGCGGCGACCTGCTTTATCAACGGACTCCAAAGTGCCGGAGATGATCACGTCCTTGCGGCTGATCTGGGTGTAGTTGCCCAAACGCACGGTAGGAGTGGCTGCGGTGAACGATGCAACGTCGTCGCCTTCGATCTGAGCGTTGGTCGAAACCGCAGCGGCCAAGTCGTCGGTCTGCCACTCGTAGAAAGTGTTCTTGACGTTCTCTTTGCCGACGTTCGACATGAACGGGGTCTCTTCAGGGCTGATCTGATAGATCACATTGGAGAGGTCTTCCCGCACGCCTTTGGCGTCAAAGCGGGTATAGGTGTTGGTGATTGCTGCCATGATGGCTCCTTAACAAGTTACAAGAATTTTTCAAAGAGGCTCGCCGCATCGCGGACGTGCCCGGTTGTCTTGAGACGCTGTTGAGCTTGCTTGATCTGGCTCGATTGTGGTTTGCTCGCTGCCACTCCGGGCTTGGCGACTTTACCGACTGACGGAGTAGGCTTGATGTTCTGGCGCTTACTCATCAACGAGTCGTAGGTCGCCAGCTTTCGCAGCGCCAACAACATGCGGTGATCAGTGATGCTGTTCATCTCCTGCTCAGTCAACCCAATGGCCTTGCCTGCGTTGACCCACTCGGCCTTGGCTTTCGCCGCCACCTTGGGGTCTTTTAGCTCAGGGGCCGCAGACAACAACAAGTCCTTCTCCTGCTGGAGTCGTTCTTGCATCGCCTTGTGCGATTCCCGCTGATGCTCCTGTTGCAAACGCTGCTGCTCTGACTGGATAGCCATCATCTTTTCAGCGTTCACTCGCTGCATCTCGCGCTGCCTCACCCATTCGATGGGGTCTTCGTTATAAAGACGGTCCATATCGACGTTGGGCTGCTGCGCTTCTTGCAGTTGGGCTTGCAGGGCCGTCAACAATTGAGAATACTGTGCTCGCTCGGTACGCACCGACTCCAGTTCTGCCTGAGCTGCTTTGCGCTCTTGGGCAAGAGCCTGTGTCTTGCGCGTGTAGTCCTCTGTGCGGCTGTAGCCCTTTTGCAGCTCTTCCAGCGTCACCTCAACTTCTTTACCGTCAACCTTGACGGTGAACTTTGATGGCTGTTCAACCTGCTCGGTTTCTTCATCCCCTTCGGACTCTTCGCCTTCGGCTTCCTCGTCTGACGCGTTCTCCTCTTCAGACTCGTCTGCCTCGACGGATTCGGAGGATTGCTCCTCCTCCAGCGCCTCTTCTTGCTCTTGCTGTTCTCCCTCTTCCAAGGGCAGCATCGCTTCAAAGGCTGATGCAGCTTGCGCTGCGGTCATGGACTGCGAACTGGTTTGACCCGTGGTGTCGCTCATGTCTTTGATTCCTATGTTACTTCAAACTTATCCCCGTTGCATCTGCCGCTGCGCATACGTTGCGCGGTCGATGTAGGTCTGCAACTGGGTCTTGATGTCTTCAATTGCGGTGATGGCCATGTAAGCCTTCTCGCGCTTTTCGACTTCATCAACTTTACTATCTTTCCACTCGTTTGTGTAACGCTCTTGCAGTTCCTTTAACGCTTCGTTGAGCGTTGAGCTGGGACTCATCAGCTCCTCGGCTTCGCGTCCCAGCTCAAGTGTGTCGTGCAGGTTGGCCATCAGACAGCACCCGGATTCATCGTCTGCATGGCCATGCGGTCACGCTCGACTTGCACATTCAATTGCTGCTCGTTGATCACCGCGCCGTACTTCAGCTCCAGCTCGCGCAGCTTGATGAACTTGTCGATGTCCATCTTGTCGCGCTCACGGTCGTCGGCCATCATGGCCTTCTGGCGATCCAGCTCAAGCTCCGCGGCCTTTTTCTGGATGTCGGCCTGAATAGACTGCACCTGCACCTGTGCCAGCATCTCTTCTGGAGATGGCTTTGCAGCCTCTTGCGATTGTGGTGGCTGGTAGTCTGCGGGGATTGCGTTGAAGAACTGGCTGGCGTCCTTGAACCCGGCAAGCTCGACCATCTTGCGCAGCGTGTTGGCGTACTGCGCAGGCGACACCAGCGGGTTCATTGGACCCATCTGCATCAGTGCCTGCTCTTGCTTGCCAGAGATCATGGCCAGCATCTGCATCTTCTGCTCGGTGTCCCCGGTGCCCATGCCCACGTTGATGGCCACGTCCATGGTGGCGTCCCACGAGCGTGGGTCAACCTGCACCCAGTCGTTGCGCAGACGGACCATGCGGGGCTTGTCTTGGTGCTTCACCGACAACTGCAGGATCAGCTTAAACAGCTTCTTCATGCCCTCGGCCAGCAGGCGCGTGGTCAGCTCAATACGCATCTGGCTGGCGCTCACCGTGGCGCTCACAGCGGCCTTGGTGCTGGACTGCAAGGCGTCGGCGTTCAGGCCCATCGACGCACGGCTCATGCCGGTGCGCTCCTCCTTGATGCTGTCCATGTACTCCAGCATCGGGAACGCGGCCTGTCCGACAAACGGCTGGGCCAGCGGCATCACCATGCCGGGTGCTCGCATGCGGATGATGGCACCCGTCTCGTTGTTCAAGACGTCGTCCATGTTGACTTGGCCCTCGACCACCGCGGTGCGCGGGTGGATGGATTGCGCCAAGCTGTCCAAGGTGTTGCGCAGGATGTCGCTCTTGATCTCCTGCAAGTCCTTGGTGAAGTCAAAGACGCTGTTGGCCTCAAGCGGACTTGTGTGTGGCTCGGGATCGCACGGGAAGTCGGCAAAGCCAATCAGGTCGGCTGGCTCGTTGTTCACGATGGTGTAGCCCTCGCCCAAGCAGCACACCTTGCGCAGCTCAGGGATGCCGTCGCCGTCGTAGTCCACGCGCATGTAGCCCTCAACGTACAGCGCACGCTGCATGGCCGGGTTGTGCGACTCGTTGATCGACCCCATGGTGGTGGTCGTTGGACGTCGGCGCAGGTACTCGTCGTTGTACTCAAAGTCCGTCGTGGAGATGTTCTCCATGATCAGGTCTTCGTCGTAGCCCATCTCCAGCAGCTCGGCCACGGTGGCCATCTTGCGGTGGCCGACAAAGGCAGCGGAGTCCAAATCACGAGCGTTGCGGTCGATCAGGAACTCTTCCGGTGGCACGCCCTCGATGTAAATCTTGCCCTCCTCAATCGTGCGCTTGACCTCAACGTCAAACAACTGAGGGACCGGCACCATCATTGGCTGGCCGGTCATGGGGTCCATGGTCAACTGAGGCTCGGCCACATCGGGGTCGTCGTACTGGGTGATCACGGTCACCACGGCACCCGGCTCCTGCTGGATCAGCATCACGGTGCCCTCGTCCAGCCCGGTGTACTTCTCGGTTCGCACGGTGGTGTTCTTGGCCCACCAAGCCTTCACGATGCCGCACTTTCGGACCAAGCTGTCCTTGAAGGTGCCGTACATCACCATAAATCCGGGGTTATCTTGGTTCAGGACGTAGTTGGCGTAGTCGCTCGCCTGCTCCGACGACTTGACGTCCTCGGGGCCACGGGGCATGAACTCGACCACGCGCTCGGAGCTGAAGAACACCCGCATGATGCTGGGCAGCATGGCGTTGACCGTGTCGCGCACCTCGGTGGCCACCACGCGGCTGTTGCCCTCCTCCTCGTTGCCAAACGGGTCGCCGCGGTAGTAGGCCGTGGCCTGAGCGCGGGACGGACTGAGGTCGGTGTCGATGTAGGTGACGGCGTCCTCAATCTCGGCAGAGACCACCGACTGGAAGTCGTGCTCGTTCATGAACAGGGCAGACGACTCGCCGGTCTCTTCCTCGTCCAGCTCGGTCTCCTCGCGCTGAATCTCTTCAGCCTCGTGCATGCCGTCGTCTTGGTAGTTCTCGTCCGTGTCGTACTTTTTCATGTTCTCACCACTTTACGTTGTTGGCCATCACTTGGCTTTTGCCTTGGCCATGCACTTGCCAGCGGCCTTGCACTTGCCCGGTGTTGGGCAACCGGCGCAGGGTTTGAACGACTTGATTGGGATCATCTTCTTGGTGGCCATGTTCATTTGCCTTTCTTGGCGGTTTTTGCCGAGGCCTTGAAGGCCGCAGCGGTTGGGGCACCCTTGGTGCCGGGTTTGCGCATCTTCTCTTTGGAGCCTTCTTTGATGCGCTCGCGCTTTGCCGCAATGTTTGCGTACAGACCCTTCATTTTTTGCCTTTCTTGGCCTTGGCCTTTTCAGCTACAGACAGGGCAATGGCCACCGCCTGCTTCTGCGGCTTGCCAGCCTTGACCTCTTTCTTGATGTTGGAAGAGACCGTTTTTTGAGAATAGCCCTGTTTGAGTGGCATAAGTTCACCTCGCTTGCGCGTGATTTTCGCACCTTTACGCCAGCCGTGGCACATTCCTTCGCAGGGGCTTGGCCCAGTTCTTGGTGCTCCCGCCAGACCCGTATATGGCCGTGGCAGCGTCACCAGCAAACGTCAGGATCAGCGAGTCGGCGCAGTCGGGTGACTTCAGGCCACGCTTCTTGATGTCCTCCTTGGACTCCACGCGGGTCTTTCCCGTGCTGGAAAACGTGTACCGCACCGTGGCCAGCTCTGCCGTCAGGCGGCTGTCGTCGGGGATGCGGCAGTCGCGCTTCTCAAACCACGCTTTGCACTTGTACCAAAGCTCGGCCTTCAGGTTGGCGTAGGTCTGGTTGGGTGAGAAGCTCGGGCTTTCGCTCACGTTGATGCCCACCGCAGGCAAACCCAGCTCCTTCAGGCGGTCCACCACGCCGGCACCCAATCCGATGCTGTCCACCATGATGGCCTCGGGCTTGTCTGCCTGCTGCTGCGCCTCGTACTCGGCCACCACCGCCCCGGTCAACTGCATGAGGTCCAAGTTGCGCCACACCCGGCTCGGCTCGGTCACGGTGTTGCCCCGGCGCTTGGTCAGGCTTGAGCTGTCCGAGCCAAACCGTGCCACGTCCAGCCCCCACACCATGGGCGCGTACTTGGTCGGCTCCACGTCCCGGTTCTTCGCCGCCTCGATCAGCTCCATGGAGATGATCGTGTCGTCGTCGGACTTCGGGAACTCGCCCAGCACGCGGATGCGGTACGCGTTGCTCTCCTCGCCATACCGGCTCTTCATCTCCTCGACGTACTCGGTAGAAACCCGTGGTGAATCCACGCACGACACCCGGAACGTCACCCAGTCGCTGCTCAGTCGGTTGTGCGTGTCGTAAAAAAACCCGCTGGATCGCGTTGGGTTGCCCAGCAGCAGCGTCACCGCGTTGTGGCCAGACATCGAT